ATTTAAACCTCTAAGAGTTCTCGTTTCATTGTCTTCAAGATGCTTTAAATGCAAAGGATCATAAGAGGGACTAGTATTACGAACTTTTTTTGTACCTCTTTGTTTATTTAATTGCAAACTTTTTCTTAATTGTGGATTTTCTTTTATATATTTTACGTTTTCCGCTACTTTTAAATAATTACCTCTCGCAACCCCTGGCGTTGTCCAAGAACAAAAAATTTGTTTTTTCTCCATAAAATTTCTTAATTTTTTTGCATTTTTCCCTGCTGCTCCTTCCATATTTTCCATCAAATCAAACGCATTATTCACATCAATAGACTGAACTTTTGATTTAACTGGAATTGCTTGTAATTGAGCAACAGTTGGCAAAGAAGGATCTCTTTCTTTTAAAGCAGCCAGTTGTGCCTTGGTCTCTTTTAGTTGTTTCTTTGTTTTCGCTATTTCCTCATCAATCTTTTTTGTTGCTGGTAAAGACTTAACTTTTTTTATTTTGGGAGTTGCTTTAATTTTTATATCACTAGGTTTACCATACTTTTTCTTTAATTCTTCCAGCGTCAGCTCTGTTCCATCGCTTCTAATAACCTGCCTTAGAGCATCCTTACCATTGCTCTTTGCTGCTAAACGATTAAAATATTTTGCCTTTTCAAATCCTAAAGTTTTAATCTGCAATTCACCTGGCTCATATTTCAATAACTTGTCATTTGCTCCCCTTGCTCTTTGCTCATATAGCCAATCACCATAAGAAACTTTCTGAGGGACTCGGCCAGTTTCGCTTGGTCTTGTTGTGATCTTTGTCTCAGGTGGAGGCGTTAAACCTAACCCCTCATAATCAACAACAGGAACAGTTGTAGACCTGCAATTAAAATGCTGTGGAGGTGTTGGCCCTTTGTCATATCCAAATTTCTGGCCGTCTAATCTCTGACAGATTGAACTTGTTCTACTGTCAAGCGTTGCCACATATTCATATTCAGGAGCAACATCCTTATTCGCAGCATAAACACTTTGACTAGCTGCATTACTAACTTGATTAATTGATGTTCTAACAATCGTTTTGATTTGATTGTTTGCAAGCTTTAATGGTTGATTTCCTGCCAAAGCAAAAGCTCTTGTCCCCTCCTTTGCGTATTCATTAAAATTCAAACGTCCCATTAATCGCCTTGCAATTTGCACATTCGTTTCACCTGATAAAACACCTTGCCTAATTGCTCCACCTAATCTTTCACTTGATCTTGCTGCTATCCCTCTAAATGCTTTCTCTACAGTTTCACCGTTAGGCAGCGTCAACAATTCACCCCGTCTTGTTGAAAGTGCAAAATCTCCAGCCTTAAACTTTTTAAACTCTTCCTCTGGTCTTCCAAACAAGTTCAACCTTGTTGGATCTGTACTAACAACAGCATCACCAAAACCAGTGCTAACTGCAACGCTATTAATTGGAATATCCCCAGAGGCAACAACTTTCTTTAATTCATCTTCTATAAATTCAGTTTGTAATACTGCTAACCCTTGAAGTTCTTTCTTAAATGCCCTAGCAGATTCACCTGACCATGTATTTAAACTATCTTTCGATTGTTTGATAATTGCTCTTAATCTTTTCCTTGTCTCAGGTGCAACAGCGTTGATTACTCCCTGCTGCCTAAAATCAATATCAACAAGTCTTTCTGCTGCTCTTGCAATAATGTCGTTATAAGCTCTTGCATATTGACCAGCAACAGAATTGCTATAACGGTTTAAATCAATAACCTCTCTATAAAACGCTTCAGGAACAGGAGCCGCTACCGCAGTTTTTGTTGCCATTCATCAAGCCGCTTCAGTTGGAGCTGCATCCATCTCAATTAATCCACCCGACTGCGTACTTTCTAATTCTTCCTCAACGTCAAAATCATCTGCTAAGACTTCACCAGAGGAAAGTTGATCAAGCAATGTCTTCTGTGAAATAGTTCCAGCCATATAAAGTTGCAATAAGCTTTGAATCTCTTGTGGCTCTAATCTTGCACTAACAAAATCACGATTAACAAAACTACTGCCAGCGTTAGGCTCATTCAAATACATGGAATGAAACCTCAAACAGTTATCAACTAAATCCTGCATCTGTTGAGCTAAAACCATGAGCGTTGCATCGCTTTGGCTTCTATCAATTCTCTTGGCTTCTGCACTTTCACCTACCAACTTGGAACCCATCACCGCCGCTAATGAAAGCGTATTAATTTGCTTTTCAATATCGTTCAACCTTCTAAACTGACTATCAAAACTATCTCCAGAAGGACTTATATATTCTGCTCTTGATTCTTGCGGTAAACTTAACGCCTCACCTGGTCCTGCTGAAATCTCATCTGAACTTGCAGGGAAACCATAAAAAGCTAATAAAGGAACAGCAGAAACAGAAAGAATATTATCGAGGTCAGACTGAATTTGATAATGCTTCAAATTTAATTCTGCGATGTCATATAAAGGACTTCTAGATTCATAAGGTCCAACTCTATTTGCATAAGCAATAGAAAATGGAATTTCATCCAAGCTCATAGTTCCAGAGTCATGTATATAAAAATCACCCTTATCTTTTTTTCTGTGAATTTCAAAACTACCAGGCTCTAAAACTCTGATTTGTTCAACTGTTTTCTCTCCATACTTTCCATCTGGTTCAACAACTCTTTCAAGCAATCTAAGTTGAGATAATTTCCTTACACCTTCTCTAACCTCTGTTCTCCATCCAAGAATATCTGACGGTTGATATGTTACCCAGTACGGTCTTGCCTTTTCTCCTTCTTTTGGTGCATCAACTAAAACACCAACATGGCCAAAACTTATTGCTTGCCTTGCTGTTTGATATAACCAAACATTTAAATCATTCCCCTCTAAGTCAACATCAAATAATTGCTCACGAACTAAATCAGAAACATCATCTAATCGGATAGGCTTTCTTACTAACATCCCTGACAACATTTTCTCAATTCGCTGCACAAATGGAACAACGGTTGAACGACTCAATCGAACATCATAAGAATCGTCTTGCTCTCTAGGTTGTTGCGGTAGATATTTTCTATGTTCACTCCTGATCTTATAAGTGCCTTCTCTAAGATCGGTAATCAATCCCCAGAAGTTTGCCATACGCTGATAAGCAGCGTTAGGACTTGCAACCGTAGTAGCTGCAACGGTTGTTATGGGGTTGTAGATTCCGTCAAGAGTTCCGTACACTTTTTAGCCTCATAGTATCAAGCTTTTAGTAAATTCTAAAGCCTGTTCTTGCACCTGCCTTACTGTAAATCATATTGAACTCACGATACACAAGATAACCTAAACAATCATTTAAATGATCAAAATTATTCTGCTTATCTGGTAAACCTGTTTTCTCGTCATAACTTTGCAATTCCAAACTTTCAATCAGTGATTTGCAACGGGCATGAACCGCCATTCGCACCCGTCCTTTTGAGTTTTCCAAGAGTGCTTGTAAGGTTTGAACTCTGTCTTTGATCGGTGGGTTACTCTTAAGAGCCATTGAAGTGAATCCATAACCTTCGAGTATTGATATGTCTGTCCTTGACGCATTAGTTGTATTTCGTGCTGCCCCACTAGCATCTGGATAAACATAAATCTTGTTTGTAGGATAGCGGCGTTTAATTTCTTTTGCCAAAGAATCGGTGTCTAATTCTTTACATATTTCATCAAAAACATAAAGCTTATCTCCCTCTGTTACACCGATAACAGCGTTCATATTGCCCACATTAAAGTCAATCCCTATCTTTAATGGTTCACCCTGAATTACAAAAGGCAATTCATCAATAACGTGCTTGGCTCTACTAAATCTTGTAAATACACTACCAGTATTTAGATTTACAAAATTTCCATTGAGGTACGCTTCAATTAAATTTTTATCGTAATTCAAGTATAAGTTTTCAATGAAGTCAGGGGGCAAATATGGATTATCAGTTGACTTTGCTTGAATCAATCTTGTGTCTTCTTTTGCTTCTTTCTTAAATGTTTTATGAGCAAAACCAAAACCCTCTGGAGTTGTAGTGACAAAGAACTGCTGAATGTTTCCAGAACGTAAACGAGCAAGTGCCATATTCATGGCTTGCTCTGCCTCGTAACTTCCTACGGTGTCAGCTTCATCAAATCCAATTGAACATAAGTTTTGCCCCCTCAATCTTTGATAATTCAAAATGGTTCTGAACAAAATTGTATGGCTGCCTTCTTTGAATTGAATTGTTAGCTCTGGCATTGGTGAGGCTCTATAGCTAAAAGGGATTTTCCATTCTTCCAACATCTCAAGCATTGACCTATGCAACACATCCCTCAACATTGTGTTTGTTGGTTCAAAGAGTGCTGAAACATAACCAATATTTTTTGCTGCTAGAATCACACTTTTAGCAATCAAAGCAACAGTTTTTCCTGCACCAAAGCCACACACTAGAGCCAATTTGCGGTGTTCCAGATCAGAGCAAAAAGAAGCTTGATGCGGTAGCAAAGAATCATAAACCGTATTAGTTACTTTCTCGGCTGTTGGTGGAGCATAAAAAACATCTCTTTCAGCAAAAGCCATCAATGGCTCATTTTCACAAATACCTGTAAGAAGATTGCTCAACTTAATTCAAACCTTAAAAGACGTGCTTGAAGTTCAATTGCTCTGTTAGCCGCTTGAAATTGTCCACTCTTTGCTGCCTTACTTTCATAATTTTGCAACCGAGATATAGCAGCTAGGAGCCAAGTTGGCCTTTCGACCTGAGCATCCATCTGCTGCAATTCACGGGCTTTTGATAAATACTCGTCTACTGTCCTCATTTTTACACCCCATTTCTCTGCTGCATATAGAGCTATTTGCGTTCTTGAGTTTCCATCTAAGAGCAATTGATAAATATCATTCACCCGATTATTGACTTCAATTTTGGTTGATTTATTAGCCATAAGCAAAATATAGCTTATTCATTGGATAAGGGCTTGAGGTCGGCTTCCTCTGCACAATTTAATATATCAGCAATTCTTACCAAGTTCTGAGTTAAGGCAGCAACTAATTTCGGGTCAAGCCTTTTTTGTTCTTCTAAGGCATTATCCAGAATTGCATCTGCAACATATTCAGATTGAGTAAGGAGAAGGATAAGACGATCCACTACGGGTTCATTCTTAGTTGAGACAGACATGAGACAAAAATGAGATTAAGGGGGCGTTCCTACTGTTCTTACCGTTCCCATAGTTCCCTATAGAGCCCTATGTACCCTATACGCCCTATATACCCTATATATATAAT